GTGACGAAATAATAACTATCACAATAGAAGATCCAAATACCAACAAACAAATATCATCTAGATATAGTCTTTCATCGGTTGATGATTTTTTTAGACAAAGAGGAGATTATCATTTGGATGTTATTGACAATTTAATTGAAAGATTTAATAAAGAAAAACATGAACCGAGAAATTAAATTTAGAATTTGGAACAAAAAACATAAAAAGTGGCTAACATCTGACGATGGCGGCACACATTGTAGTAGCAACTGGGCTATTGATCCATTTACTGGAAAAATTATAGACTATGTAGAATGCGACGGTGAGTACACTCCATCCGAAGAGCCAGATCGTTACTTCGATGGTCGCGTTAGTATCAAAGAATCACCATTTGTTAAACAGCAATACACTGGACTAAAAGATAAGAATGGTGTTGAGATTTATGAAGGTGATATTTTAAAATATGAAACTGGATTAGGACCAATCTATTGGAGAGTATATTGGAACAGCGAAGATGGCCAATGGAAAATCAATAAAGAACAAGGTGGCAATGTTGGAAGCTGGTTCTGTCGGCATACAGTAGCTGGCAACATTTTTGAGAACCCTGAACTATTAGAAGCATGAATATACACACATTACTAAAAATCCTCGACGCTATTGAACTCATTAACGAGGAAACAAAGACAAATGATCTTTCGGCAATTGTCGATGCTCTTACTGGTGTCGCTCTTAGCGAAGAGGATGCTGGAGAAATTAAATCTTATTTTGCTGATACCAAAGACATAATCATATGAAACAAATAATTTTATTACTCATTCTTACAGCATTTTCATACGCCTCTGAAATTGGAACAGCATCTTATTACTCAACCAAGACAGGTAGTCGCACAGCTAGCGGAGAAGTATTGAGTGATAAAAGTTTCACTGCTGCTCATAAAACATTAAAATTCGGTACAAAAGTTAAGGTCACAAATTTAAACAATGGAAGAACTTTAATCGTTAAAATTAATAACCGTGGTCCTTTTAAAAGGGGAAGAATTATTGATTTGACTATCGCTGGAGCGAAACATTTAGGATTTTACCAAAAAGGTTTGACAAAAGTGAAATTAGAGGTAATCTCTAAATAGCTCAAGGCGCAATATTAATAAACAATTAAAATATAATAACGACATGAATGATGAAAATACAAAGCAGGTTATCGTAATTCGTAAAGATCTCAACATGCGAACTGGTAAAGCTATCGCCCAAGGATCACATGCTAGCATGGCATTCTTAACCAAAAATGGACGCATGGACTATGATACGGAATCTGGAGGGTTAGGGTGCGACTACACTGAGTATGGTTTTATCAACAAGCACCATGAAATGGAGCAACACTATAAGGAAATTAATCATTGGCTTGAGCATAGCTTCCGTAAGATCGTCTGTTATGTAGAGTCAGAACAAGAGCTAATTGATCTACATGAAGCGGCTCTTGCTAAGGGATTAATGTCTCATCTGGTCGAGGATAATGGCTTGACTGAATTTAATGGAATAAAAACGAAAACAGCTATTGCAATCGGCCCAGCTTACTCGTCTCAATTTGAAGGATTGACGAACCATTTACCACTATTATAAATATTTCCAATATAGTTTCATAGAAGTTTTGACGAATGGTTCTTTCAATGCTTGTGTTATTGAAGATGGGCTACAATTATATTCTTTCGCAGCTTCACAAAGAAAATCAAATTCTTTTATAATATTCTGTGCTTTATCATAGCAAGCTACCCTTCGGTGTCGAGAGTGAATTTTGTTTTCAATACTTGAATCATAAATAGTCCAGCCTTTATGGCTTTTATACTTATTCGGTTGAGTGAATAAGCGATGAATGATTTTTTCATTTAAATTATATATTTTAGCAAATTCACACATATTTTTTCCCACTTTGATTTGGCCATAATCTTTATGGTATAATACTCTATTTTTTCTTTTTAATTCCAATTGGTCATACCCCAATTCTGCCGAACACCAACCTTTCATTTGTTTTTTACTTCCTTTTAAAATTTTAGACATTGATGATCTATCAATTCCGATAAAATCAGCCGCATCGATAATGCTTTCAAATTCTTTAATTTCATTGGTATCTATATTCATTATTTTGCAAGGTTTTTTTTGTAAATCAGAACATCTAAATTCATCTCCAACAACTATATTAAAATTTGGTTTTTTATGACTTTCAAATTTTTTAATATAAAATTCTTCTTTCCACATTATTTCTTTTGATGTTAAATGTGGCAACTCATCATATATCGAAAAAATTAAATCTTGTGATCCATATTTATTATAATGGGATTGTAAATAAAGATTATAATGTTTTCCAGATTTTAAAAGACGTTTATGGGTATACCATCGAGATTCAATATTCATTGAATATCCAATGTACAACCTATCAGTTGCGATGCTTTTTATTTGATAAATCCCTTGAAATTTTTGAGGTCTAATAGACATGTATATATTTACACTTGACAATTGATTTATGTGCGATAATATGACTATATGTTTGAAGGATTAACTGATGGATTAAAATTACTATGAAAGATATTAAATTTAGAGCACTAGAGTTTGCACAAAAGGCGCATAAAGGGCAGATCCGTAAATATTCGGGGGAGTCATACCTCCATCACCCAATTACAGTTGCCAGCATTGCCGCCGAAACATTTCGGGGTGAATGTAATGACGATACATACAGTGGTATTCTTGATGATGCGGATACTATTTTTGTTGTTGCTCTTCTGCATGATACTATAGAGGATTGTGCAGATGTTACATTTAAGAAGATTGAAGATGAGTTTGGCATTGCTATTGCGCTGCATGTTCAAGCATTAACTAAAGTTGAAGGCGAGAATTATCTTGATGGGATTCTTCGCGCAAAACGCAGCGACATCACCAGAGCTGTCAAAATTGCTGACCTCACTCACAACATTAGTGATCTACCTCCCGGAACTCAACGCGACAAATATCAAATGGCGTTACACATTCTTCAAGGCCGTTAAGGGAACTCTAATATAATAAGTTATGGGAAGATGGACTAAAGTCTGGGAATCATATGAGCGTAATGGAGATGGTTATTGTGCTTTTATGACACAGGAACTTGCTGAAAATCACGGTATGTTTGAGGTTGGTCAGGTTGTCGAATGCTACATCCACCTGTCTGAGGAAGGTGTTGCTGAGTTAGAAGCTGGTAAAGCTGTTTGGTAAGGGAACTCTAATATAATAAGTTATGACGAAAGAAGAAACACGAGAACAATTTTGCGCCGAATTAAGTGCTCTCTTGAAGAAATGGAAGGCTGATTTTGACGTTACTGATGAAGGTTATCGTCAAGGTCTTTGCTTGGATGTTGACATTCAAGGTATCTATGATGGTGACGGCGAAACGATCAGACCATATACTCCCTTCTTATTGAATCGACGTGATTTGTCGGAACTTAGCAACTAGGGGAACTCTAATATAATAAATTATGACTGTAGAAGAACAATTCAAATTAATTGATAGAGCAGAATCGGCTGAGTATGCTTTACGCGAGATTGCGCTATTCTTAAGCTGCGGTGGATATAATGATATATACGTAGTTGAATTTGATGCAGATGCGTATGTAAAGAAAATTAAGGAAGCTATTATAAAAGCTAAACTCTCGGTAATTAATTCAGATAAAAAAATCTTGCAATACCAATTTTTTAAATTATACTTTGACTATGAGGAAAATGCATTTAAGAATTGTTAAAAAGTATTGAATATAATTCAATAATATGTTTAATTTTATGTTATTGATGGCAAAAAAGGGATTTTATATTAAAAAAGGTTTGAAGGATCAATCAATTTATTTACATATACACAAGATTGATTTTATACATTATTTGCAAGATATATCAAAGGATCAATGGGTGAAATTTAGAATTTATGAAAGGGATCAACCCGATAATAGAGGGTTTACGCATAATATGGAAGCGATACAAAATATTCAATTTACTGCTATAAATAGCGAATTGAAAAAACACTATAAAAGCTCCGTTATTGATTATTAAGGTAAACTGACGAAGGTTCAATACCCGAAAAAAAGCAGGCTAACTACCTGCTTTTTATTTACCATTAACGTAAT